CGGTCTTAAAGAAGAAAGTCACCCTGAGAATCCAATTCGTCGATTCATTATCGGCCCACAGATTTTCCAACTTATCCGTGGCGCATTGATGGATCCAGAAATGGAAGACTTGCCAACAGATGCATTGCATGGTGTTGATTTTAAATTAATCAAAACTAGCAAAGGTGGATTTGCTGACTACTCTACTAGCAAGTGGAGTCGTCGTGAGCGTCCGTTGAGTGACGACGAGCAGTCAGCAGTGACAGCAAATGGCTTATTTAATCTTCGTGACTATTTGCCTAAGAAACCAGGCGATGTTGAGATCAAGGTTATTAAAGAAATGTTTGAAGCAAGTGTTAATGGCGACGCCTTTGACATGGAACGTTGGGGACAATACTTTAAACCAGCTGGTATGAGCCAGAACACTGGTGATCCTAATACTGCCCGCAAGGCAGCACCTGCTCCAGCAGTAGCAGACGACTTTGATGATGAGCCGGCAGCTCCTAAAGCTCGAGTAGAAGAACCTAAATCTTCTGGTGATTCTAAAGCCAATGACATCTTGGCTATGATTCGTAATCGCAAAGCTAGCTAATAAAAGGGGGTTCGCCCCCTTTTATAATCATTTAAGGAGAAAACAACAATGGCAACTAAAGCCTTCGATTTATCGAAATTTCGTAAAACCTTGACTAAAAGCATTGATGGTCTAGGTGTAGGGTTTAACGATCCTACGGATTGGATTAGCACAGGCAATTTTGCGCTGAACTATCTAATCAGCGGCGACTTTAACAAAGGTATTCCTTTAGGTAAGGTCACTGTATTTGCTGGCGAATCAGGCGCTGGCAAGAGTTATATTTGTTCTGGCAACATTGTTAAGAACGCACAAGAGCAAGGCATTTATGTTATCTTAATCGATAGTGAAAACGCACTTGACGAAGCATGGCTACACGCACTTGGTGTAGATACTAATGAAGATAAACTTCTTAAACTTAATATGGCTATGATTGATGATGTGGCAAGAACAATCCACGAATTCATGAAAGAGTATAAAGTTATGGAAGAGCGTCCAAAGGTCTTGTTTGTCATAGACAGCTTGGGTATGTTACTTACCCCAACCGATATCAACCAGTTTGAAGCAGGTGACCTTAAAGGCGATATGGGCCGTAAACCTAAAGCACTTACAGCATTAGTTCGTAATTGCGTTAATATGTTTGGTAGTCACAATGTTGGATTAGTATGCACTAATCACACATACGCTAGTCAAGACATGTTTGACCCAGATGACAAGATTAGTGGCGGACAAGGATTTGTCTACGCAAGTAGTATTGTTGTTGCCATGAAGAAACTCAAATTAAAAGAAGATGAAGATGGTAACAAAGTCACAGAAGTAAATGGTATTCGTGCTTCATGTAAGATTATGAAGACACGTTATAGCAAACCTTTTGAGACATTGCAGATTAAAATCCCATACGATAAAGGCATGAACCCCCATTCTGGTCTAGTAGATATGTTTGAAAAAGCAGGTCTATTGACACAGTCAGGTAATAGACTCAAGTTTGTTGACAGCCATGGTGAAGAACACTTACACTACAGAAAAGAGTGGAAAGAAGATAAATTAAATATGATCATGGAAGATTTCCCTAATCATAAAAAATCCACCAAGGACAAACAACTAGAGGAAACCGTAGAAAATGAATGAGAATCAGATTGCCGATATTTGGCTTTTGTTTAAAGAATATCTTGATAAGAAAACTTTAGAAACAGTAGCCGACCGTTACGTTGAACTAATGGCCGACTACGGTGTCACAGATAAAGCGTTAGCAGGTGCCACTGGCACTGATGAAACTTTAGACAAAGCTATAGAATATTATCTTGATGAAACTAGCGAAGATCCGGAATACGAAGAAGAAATTGACACAGACTTTGAAGATTAATCTATGACATGGTATTCTAAGATCAGTAAGGATATTTCCTATATACCTGATGCTGTTGAACATTTTAATGACGAATTACTAGAGGCTAAAACTGAATGTCGTATCACTGGCAATTTAGAAAAAGCAGCCGCTAATATGCCCGGCATTGTTGAACAACGATTTAATCAACTACAGGAAATTGAAGCTATCTTAGAATATCTAAATATAGAATGTAGACGTTTAAGAAGTCAACATTTTCGTAAGTATTTAGAAAACTATCAAAGAGCGTTAACTAGTAGAGACGTAGAAAAATATGTAGACGGCGAAAGTGATGTTGTTGATTTTGAAAAAATTATCAACGAATTTGCATTGCTTAGAAATAAATGGTTAGGCATTACTAAAGCTCTAGATCAAAAACAATGGCAAATAACCAACATTGTTAAACTCAGAGTTGCAGGAATGGAGGATGCTACATTGTAAATAATACTATGAGAAAAATAGTATTAGTAACAGGTGGCTTTGACCCCATCCATTCTGGACACATAGAATACCTAAAATCTGCAAAGAAATTAGGGGATGTTTTAATAGTCGGCGTTAATTCAGATGATTGGCTTACCCGTAAAAAAGGTAGGCCTTTCATGCCTGTAACTGAACGAGTAACTTTGATAGAAAATCTAAAGATGGTTGATCACGTTATTTTATTCAATGATACAGACAATACAGCAATCGAAGCAATAAAAAACGTCAACGCATTGTATCCTCATGAAACTGTGATATTTGCCAATGGAGGCGATCGCACCAAGGAAAACATTCCTGAAATGGTAGTTGACAATGTAGAGTTTGTGTTCGGTGTAGGTGGCGAAAACAAAGCTAATAGTAGTAGTTGGATTTTAGAAGAATGGAAAACTCCAAAGACAACCCGAGCCTGGGGGTATTATCGTGTTCTGCACACAGTTGGAAAACGCACTAAACTCAAAGAACTTACAGTTACACCAAAGACATGCCTAAGTATGCAACGACATGATCATCGTGCAGAATTCTGGTTTGTTGCCGAAGGTGAAGCCGCAGTTTACACACTAGACAGTTCGAGCGATCATGACTTAGTTGGGCATTACGGTCTGCATGACAATATCTTTATTAAATGCGGACAGTGGCACATGTTGTGCAACGAAACAGATCGGCCACTTAAATTAATTGAAATTCAATACGGTGACGACTGTGTAGAAGAGGACATTGAAAGAAAATGAGTAGATGGCTTTTTCTAAGCAAAAACGGTGATGACTCGTATGTCAATATGTTTGCCGCCGGTTGTCGAGATACTGTGGTCAGCGAAGAATTTTTCGACTATAACAGCGGCAGTGATCCTATTGTATTGCGTGGCATTCTCAAACACAAAGTAATGAAAAAATGTTGGGAAGATAACAGAACATTCTATTACATAGACACTGGTTATTTTGGCAACGAACGAACTGTGTCAAACCCACAGGGGTGGAAATACTGGCATAGAATTGTTAAAAATAATTTACAGCACGGTGAAATAATACCTCGACCAGATGATCGATTAAAACGATTTAATAAAGAATTTAGACCTTGGAAGAAAGATGGACGTAAAATTTTAATTGCCAAGCCTGATGAAAAACCTTGCAAATTCTACGGAATTGAATTAGATAAATGGGTAGAAGATACTGTCGAAACTCTTAAAAAATATACAGACCGGCCTATTGAAGTCAGAGAACGAGCGCCTAAAAGAGAAGATAGAACTTCGACAGATACACTGCAACGAGCTCTCGATAATGATGTATTTGCACTAGTAACATTTAACAGCGTAGCCGCAATTGAAAGTATTTTTCACGGAATACCAGCATTTACCATGGCTCCTGCAAATGCAGCCAGCCCTGTATCACTGCAAGATCTAAGTCAAATAGAAAATCCATATTATGCTAATCAAGATAAATTACATGCATGGGCATGCCACTTGGCCTACGGACAATTTCATGTAAGTGAACTAAGAGACGGATCGGCAAAACAAAAATTGAAAGATTGGTATGATTGAAGAAAACAACAAAGAAAGAATAGTAAAACCTATCAAGGTATTTGTAGGCTATGACTCTAGAGAAGATATTGCATATAAAGTTTGTGAATTTAGTATTAAAGCAAGATCTCACAATGTTGAAGTGATACCGCTGATTAGAAGTAAGCTAATCGAAGAAGGCAAGTATGACAGGCCTAAAGATACACTGGCATCTACTGAATTTACATTTACAAGATTTTTAGTTCCAGAATTAACAGGGTTTGATGGTTGGGCAGTGTTTTGCGATTGTGACGTATTATGGAACATCGGCGTTGAAGACATTATATCTCATGCCAATGAACAATATGCTGTCATGGTTGTAAAACATGATTACAATCCAGTAAATGAAACTAAGATGGACGGTAAGCGACAATACATCTATCCTAGAAAAAATTGGTCAAGTGTTATCTTATGGAACTGCGGACACCCCAGTAATAAGCAGCTAACACAAGAAACAATTAACACTGAAACTGGACAATTCCTTCATAGATTCGAATGGCTACCTGATGAAGAAATAGGTGAGTTACCTGCAGTTTATAATTGGTTAGTGGGCTGGTATAAAGAAACACCCGAGTCTGGAAAACCTAAAATTATACACTATACAGAAGGTGGTCCTTGGTTCGATAACTACGTAAATTGTGAATATGGTGCTAATTGGGAAAGAGAAAAATACAAATACCTCGAAACATTAAAACCTCCTGAACCTGAAACTGTAAAGCACCCGTTTGAAAATTTACCGCCACAAGTGACAAGTTTATTTCACAATATATTACGTTACAGAGTAGACCCAGCAGGTGATTGGTATGGAGAAGATTATGAAAAAATTATCAAGGAAGTAAAAATGTTAGACAATGGAACTGTGTTTGCAGCCGATGGCGGACGTGATCCCAATGATCCTAAAGGTCATGTATATGATCCTTATATTAAATCGTTTATCATGGGCAGTGGTGGACAAATTACTAATTATGATAAAATTGAATCATCAATGACTCCTGTGGTATTTCGTGGAATAACTAAAAGCAAACACATGCGAGCATGTGAAGCAAAGGGTCGAGATTACTACTATATCGACACTGGATACTTTGGCAATGTGAGAAAGAAATTTTATCATAGAATTACAAAAAATGCCATGCAGAACATAGGTCCGGTGATTGAACGACCGTTAGACAGACTGTCACTAATTGGCTGGCAAAAGCGTAAGTTTAGACCAGGTCGTAGTATTCTAATCTGCCCACCTAGCGGCAAAGCTATGGAAAACTTTGGTCTTAATTTAAAAGAGTGGATTGAAAACACAGTAAACACTATTAAAGCAAACACTGATCGACCTATTATTATTAGAGAAAAACTCAGCCGACGTGAACGTAGTTCAACAGACACAATGGAAATGGCATTAGAACGTGATGTGCATTGTCTTGTAACTTACAACAGTATTGCAGCCACAGAAGCAGTGTTATTAGGAAAGCCTGCATTTACTCTTGGTCCTAATGCTGCTCACAGTGTTAGTTCTAACGATTTAACACAGATAGATACACCTTACTACCCACCATTAGATGAAGTAGTAGCATGGGCCGCCCATTTGGCTTATAGCCAATTCTCCGAAGCAGAAATGATGGACGGCACAGCGTGGAGAATTTTAAACGATCATGCATGACGTTGTAGTCTACTTTAGTTCTATACATAAACAAACACCTGGGCGAAAGATAGACACGCTTAGGGCGTTTGCTGACGGTGCAAGAAAGTGTGGCGCTAGTGTTCATATAGAAAGCCAGCATATATTTCGTCCAGCTAAATTGGCAGTAATATTAGGTTGGCCTAGTCCTATACAAACAACTCCTAATATTAAACTTCGTGCTGAAATTGTAGAAAAACAACGGCTCAGCGGTAATCATGTAATGTCGGTTGATGCAAACTGTTTTAAATTCCGCGATCAAGAAAGTTTATATTTACGATATAGTATTAACGATGTGCAATACGACAAAGGCGAATATGCCAATAAAAATTCAACCAGCGATCGGTGGAATCAATTATCTAATGATTTAAAAATTTCTATGTCAGATTGGAAAACCAATGGTGACTATATTTTATTTTTAATTCAGCGAGACGGTGGCTGGGGTATGAAAGGTCTCAGTCCGGTTGAATGGGCTCGAGATAAAATACGACAAGTTAGACAACATACTGATTTACCCATTATATTGCGCCCGCACCCCGGCAGGATATCTGACTTAAAACCATTACTTGGTCATAATATTTCAATCAGTGATAGCATACACAAACCACTGATGGAAGATTTAAAACAAGCTAGATCTTCGCTGGTCTTTAACAGTAGCAGTGGAGTGGCCAGTATTCTTAGTGGTGTGCCATTGTGGGTAGACGACAGCAGTAGTGTCTGTTGGGACGTTGCTAACAAAAGTATTACAAGTATAAATGCCCCTGTGTTATTTGATAGAACACAGTGGGCATATGATTTGGCCGCTTGCCATTGGACTGATGAAGAAAGCAGACAGGGATTAATTTATAAACAATTCCTGCCTTACTTGACTTGATACCAATTGTTAATTTGATGGTCAGTGTCTCTAAACCACCAATATAGGTCTGGCCCTTGCCAATCTTTAAATTGTTCTTGATACCATTCTACACTGCGGTCGTAACTTAGATACGTTGAATTATACATTCTTTTTTTAAGTTTGGGAGGTTTGGTCGGATTATGTAACCCAATGAATACAAACTTTGTAGCATAGTTCATCAATTTGTCTTTAAGCCAACCTAAATCGTCGTCCGGAATACTGCCTAATACCTGTGTGCATATAACAGCATCAAACTGTTGACCTAATGGCTCTATGTCAAATTTTTCAACACAGGGATCAAATTTATAAACACTTTCGGCATTGATTCGAGTTTGGAAATTCATTGGCTTGGACATGATACCATGTGGTAATCCATATGATACGACATCGATATATTGTTGACCTTTGCCACAGCCGTAGTCTAACACAGTTTTAGCATTATATTTGTCCATTAGAACTCTAATCTGATTGTGATAGTTTTTGCAATCGTTGCCGCCCCAACTAGAGTTTTCTTTTTGAAACTTTTTTCCTAACTCTACACTTTCTAAATAATATGTGCTCGGCATATTAAAATCCTCCAATAATATTCATGTTAAAATCCTCTGATAGTATTTACATTCTCTAAGACCCATTTTTGAGCGTCGGGTGATTTAATATACTGACTACACCAGTCCCAGTAAATATCCCAATTATCATATTTGTCATATTCTTTTCTAACAATATACATTTGGCAGCTGACCTTTGTTGCTTTTGCTGTTTCTGACATAATTAGATTAAAAGTTTTATTTCCACTTTTACCCTTACTATGATTTAACACTTCTATAATAGTATCAGTGTCGGCGAGTTTGTCTTTTCTAGCAACAATTACAAAATCTGTAACCTTACCACCTTTAACGCTTCTAGCATCTTCTCTTTTATGGACAGCAGAATAATCATTCATAAAATCAATACCCATATAAACTACGTCAGTTTCTTGAGCAATTACATTGTCGATTTCTTTGCACAGTGCAACAATAGCACTGTCTGTAAAATAAACATCTGACCGTATTTTTATAACAATTTCTTCTTTTACTTTATCTTTGCCTTTTAAGTAATCCCATACTTGCACTTTACCACTTAGGTCAAACGGACAATCTGGATCAGCAGTATCTCTATAAAAATCATAAATGTTAATACCGTATTTTTTTTCTAATATTTCTAATACTTTTTTATGATTGGCTTTGGTTGTTTTAGTAAATCTTTTAAGGCCAATAAACATCACAGCCAACGTTGGTGTTAACGATTGCCATGCAGTCCATCGACCAACTTCAACTTTTCTCGGCGGCCACCCGAATTGCCTGCGCCACCAATTAACTGCTTCTTGCATGGGGTGTGGGTCTATCAGTTGTTTTTTGCCACCCTTGGCCTTTTCGTCAATGATGTAACTTTGAATATAATGTTTACACACTTCCATATCTAACGGATAGCCTTCATAGTGTCTACGAATTAACCATATTTGACAAAGTGTTCTATACACTTGTGCGTGTTGTGTTCGTTTAATGGCACCATCTATTTCATGCTGTGTAGTAGGGATTATAAATCTAAAAACTTTATTGCCACTGCGTCTTTTATTTGGATTTAATTTATTGATATCATCAATACACTGGTCTTTAGGCTTTAGTTTATCACGATTGGCTAATACAACAAAATCCTGGATAACGTTGTCAAAGTCTATATGCACTGGTAATCTATTATTTTTAACCCCGGCATTTTCATTGATCCAGTCACTGCCAAAATAACTAATGTCACTGCGGCCTGCAATCATTTCTTTAACTTCGTTGCAGATACATTCAATGCTAGACGGAGTAAACCATAAGTCAGTCCTTATT